GCCTTTCCCGTCCGTTCATTGCCTTGCTGCCCCATCTGGTTTTCGTATTGCCCCGAAACCATCTGCATTTCCATGGCCGCAACTTCCATTCCCTTCAGCGCAACCGGCGAAGGAACTGGGGGCTCTATTCTTTGAGGAGGAGTAAGAGGCTTTCCATCATCTCCAATAGACTTGTAAGGTAAATAAGCATGGTTTTGACGATTGGCCGTCGCCCAGTATTCTTCAAATCCTTCAACGGTTTCTACTCCCACAATCCATGGGGTCTTAGATTGCAAAGCGCCGTATTCCACTGCGCTTGAAGCCCAATAGTTATACATGCGCTGCGGATCTTTCATGGCTCGCGTATGGCCCTTGCGATCCATTCTTCCTTCAATAATGATTTCCTCACCGATAACTGGAATGATCGGAATGGTTTTACCGATCCATTCTTTTTCCTCACTTTCCACAATGTGAGTGCCGATGATGAAATGATAGTGAATAACGCGCTTTTGAACGGAGCGTTTACGGGTCATAGGATCATCGAAAATCGGGCTTTTCGGATCGACCTTCCGCAATTCTGAAGCCATAAGAGTTGATGGCTGACCATCTGGCCCATCAAACATCAGCAACTCATCGTCAATATCTTCGGCCTCAAAATATTCCGCCACCCGCACATGGTCATCATCGCGCCAGCCACGATCACCGACCAGACCTTCCGTTCCCATATACTTCACATATTGCGGATATTTCTTCTCAAAAACATCTTTCGCCATATCCTCAAAGATAAACGCAAAACGCATATCCTCTTTGGCCGGAGCCCGAGCATCCGGATCGATGTAAACCGTCATGGGATCTGGAATGGAAGTGATGAAAATGTCTTGGTCAAAACTATCTTCGCTTACATAATCCGTCACAACCCGCAAAAACCCAAGACCTGCTTGCACTTGAAAAGATGTCGCGGTGTCGTAATGAGCTGCAGCGTTTGATTGATATTCAATGTGCCGCGCAATGCCGTCCCAAATTCTTGCCGCCTCTGCAGTCGCGCCATTTCCCGCAGCCCGATACTTAATCCCCGGCTTATTCATCTTGGCATCATTGATGATGTTGAGATTATGCTGGCGGGTCTTATTAATGGTGAGTGCTGGCCTTTCGTCGCGCTGTCTGTCGTTCCACATTCTTGTGGGCCATTGGTATTTGTTGTCTGCGTCAGCATTGGCAAACTTCAAATCATCCAGAAACATGCGGCGAGCATAGCTTTCCCAATCCTCACAGCGCCGAAAGCGATCCTGTGCGCGCTTGAAGATTTTCTGAAATTTGCCGAGTTGTTCGTTTGTAGGTTCTGACATTGGCGCTACGCGCCTCCCTTAATGTGCGCCTTCGCGCTATCCCAACCATCCAAGGCTCTCGCCAAATTCCTGCACACGGCCCATCAGACCATGCTTTTTAAGTGCACCTGCCACCCGACGCACCTTCGAGTCATTCGCGCCTTCACTTGACGCAATGGCCATATACCGAAAAGCATCCGCCGCATGTGACGACCAATCATGCACCGGCTCCGCCGACAATACTTCCGTTACGGAGTTTTCTTCATAGTGATAATGGCGAAGAGCATGAAGTAATTCCTTCTCACATCTTGCTGCGTCAAACCAGCAAGTTGGAAAAATACTCCTTGCAGCGATAATGCCGTCGAACTTAGAAAGGCGCGGGACAATCCGGACCCGGAAACCCGCATCTCGCATTTGTTCTTCAATGGACTTTTTTGAGCCAAGCGTCTTGGCTCTTGCGTCGTGCGGCAACCAGCATGTGCCGTATTCATAAAGCTCCCCAGTTCCTCCACGTCTTGTGCGAAGAACATGAATGTAATGGTCAAGGCCTTTCAGACGGTTCTGGTAATAATCAACGATCCGTCTCTGCATTCCTACATATTGTTCAAAAATGATTGCTGTATGGTCACTCCTACCCAAGTCCCAATACAAATTGATAGTAGAAGAAGAATGATGCGGAACATGCGTGATACGGCCTTCCTCTGCGCAATCGCGGAGTTCTTCGGCGTAAACTGCACCCTCCAGCGCCTTGCGGCATTCCCCCTCCCAAACATGCAAATACGCATCGCGGTCTTTGGATTTTAAATCCAGCATTTCCTGCTTGAGCACCTGCGGAAACCACGGATTATCTCTCCACGAAATCTTCTGCACTACCGCATTTTTAGGAGGAGATAACACAAAACGCTGGTAAGTATCGTCAGACTCAAGCTCCGGATTAAACGAAACCCATATTTCAGAGCCTTCCTTACGTATCGTCGGAATAAGAACTTCCCACGAATTTTTCGTGACCTTGTTCGCCTCCTCGACCCAGCAGATGTCCACACCTTCATATGACTTAATCTTCGTGACATTGTTGCGAATTCCTTCGAAAGAAAACTCGCTCCCTGTCGATGGGCAGAAAATCCTCGCCTGCTCTATTTGATAGAAAGGCAAGAGCCCCAAAGACTCAATCTGATCTGAAAGGATTTTGTGAACCGAGTCTCGAATTGAATTCTGCAATTCACGAGCGCACAATACCCTCAAGGGCCTTTTTGCCGCCAGCACTACAAGCGCCCTCGCCATTCCCCAGCTCTTCGACCCGCCACGACCTCCGTAAAGCACCCGATACCGCACAGGCAAGTCATTGACTTGTGGCCAGAACAAACACTGAAGTTTTTCCGGCCACTCAATAACTTTTGGGGCATTTTGTGGGGTTAGGTCCATTTTATACTCAATCCCTCATGGGCCTAATTACTTACCCTTCTTCGCATTGTAGGCTTTGAGGGCTTTTTTGTCCATCGCCATGTCCTTCTTAGACCCCTCTTTGACGCCCTTCGCCGCGAGCTTCTTGTCCATCTTTTTGTCCATCGGGGATTTCTCCCACTCCTTCATGGACATTTTCTTTCCAGCCATTACTTTTCCCCCATACTAACTTTGCGCTCAGCTTTATATTCAGACTTAATCTGTTTATCGCGGGTCGCCATTTCCTTTTCGCCGGACTTTTTAACGCCGGGAATGGATGACAGTTTGTGCATGTCGTGATGCTGTTTCATCACATGCTTACCTTCGCCCCGTTCATACATACAATGTTTTGAGCCACTCATGTTCAATCCTCACTTCTAGATCTGTCCCACAACTTAAACCCGATCTGCAGGGACAAATAAATACAGCCGAGTATTGGTGCGAAAATCGCCGCCGCGTCCGAAAACGGCTTAATCGACGAAAGCCAAAAGGGCGACGAAATCATTGCAGCAGACACAACGGCCCCTGTCTTTTCCGCACTAGACACAAAAAGGGTGCCTAGAAGATCTCCGTTGTTATGCTGCATACCCCATTCCTCACTTGATATGATGGCCTTCCACAACAACAGTTTTACCATTGATTGTTACGCTTGGCGATGTTTCCATGAGCGCTGTTGCGGTTTTTGTCGATGAAATTGCGGCGCAAATAGTGTCTGCAATCTGCCCCGGAATAGCCGCCGATCCTGCCGAAACAATGTTAGCGATTGTGGTTGCTGTAGGGACGAACTTGCAGGCTGTGATCGCCGCCGTCTGCACCCCATCCACCACCGCAATAATGTTGGCGGTAGTTTGAGGCTGATTGCAGGCCGTTAGTGCGAAGCCTAATGTGCAAATAGCAATAATCCGTTTCATATTCACCCCCTCTTTGGCTGCGCCGCAGCGATCAAATTTCGAACATGCGCAATCGCCTCTTGCCCGTCAGGCGATTGCACGTAGGTCAAAAACTGGTTTAATTCCGTGATGGCGTGTTGGCCTTTGCTGGATGTAAAGAATTTGTAGGCCGCTTGGGCCTCCGGCAAAATGCCTAACGCCAATTCAAGGTCAGGTTTGAGGTCAGAAAGGCCCGGAATAACATCGGTCGCATCCAGCGCCAAACCCAACAAGCTATTTAACAGACTTTCCGCGTTCATTTCGCAGCGCCTGTCGTTCCGCCGTCTTTCGCCGACACCAGACCCAACGCTGAAAGGATCATAGCGACCTGCGCGCCGGGATCAGACGGAATGGCCACACCGGGAATGTTAATGCCAACGTAATGCAATCCGACAAGCACCAGCATTGTGACGCCCGTTGCTGTCGTGCGCCAGTTATTCACAAAGTAATTTTGAATAAAATTGTGCATCCCTCACTCCTTTACATCTTCACACTTGGTATAATTTGGGCGAATTTGCTTGCAGATTACAGGTTTTTGCGGCCCACGACCATTGACAAATCCATCCCCTTCAATTTGCACACAGCCCGTCAGCATCGACACGCTTACAGTTAGCAAGCAAATCCAGCCAATTGCTGCAATCCCAATCGTTGCATAATCTCTGTCCATCATGCCCCGCTAACCGGAATTTTATTCGCCTGTTTGAGTGCGTATTGAAATGCGTCAGCGTATCCTGCGATTAAATTCGCTCGATCCATGCCGTTAATGATGCGCCTTGCGCCGACATAATCGCATTGTTTTAGGTTAATGTAGTCGGACAGTTTCTTGCCCGTAAACATGCCCTGCACCATGCCTTGAAAACACGCGCGCAGCGCAATAGGCCATGCCAGCAAATCCTCGGGCTTTTCGGCCCCAAACTTTTTGGCGTTTACTTCCCACGTCACCTGCACCAAACCCATTCCAACCCAGGGCCAGTAAGGCTTTGACTTGAGGTAGCGTATGCCCCCTTGCTCCTTGACCGGCACCATCTTGTGACCAGTCTCCCAATTCACGGTGGCAAGAATGTAGGCTAACTGGTCGTCCGTGACGCCTTTATAATTGCTATCACGATAGTCCAGAATTCTTGTAATGCCGTCTACCTGCGCAGCCGTAAGTTTCCCGCCGAACAGGGCATGTCTAATTCTGTTGAAAAAGTATGCCCTGTCCATTTACGCGGTCCTATTTTGCCTTGGCTTTAATCTGACTTTGTATCTTCTGGGCTACAGCCTCAGTCGCAAGTTTATCATGCTCGGCCTGTAAAAGAGCCTGCAATTCACCAACAGTAATCGTAATTGTAGTATTAGGATCGACCTGTTGTGGCGCGGGCTTTACATCTTCAGCAAAAGCTGGAGCCGAAAGGAAGATCATAAGTGCAGCAATACGTTTCATTTTTTACCTTTCTTAGTTAGCCTGCATAATAATCCAATTAGTGCCATCGCTGACTAATGTTGCAAATTTACCTGCTGTTGCCGCCAATATAGCAGTTCCGGCAGCACCGCCAGCTAATGGCACAACATTTGATGATGCCGATACAACCGTTTGCGCCGTGATGTTTTTAATCATCAACTCACGGCCTGTGAATGATGATGCTGTTGGCAAAGTTAATGTCGTTGATGCAGCATTATTTATAATAAGCCAACTATCTGTAGCTGCTACCGTATAAGCATTAGCTGAGATTGTCGGGGTATTTGGCGCACCGCGGCCAAGTGTGCCAGCTATGTCAAGCGTATTAACCGCAGCAGTCGTGCTACCAATTCTTGTTTTACCGGCAAACACGTTAGATGCGGCTGTATTAGAATTATAAAAACAGTTTCCGGCAGTCATATCGCAACGAAAACCGTAACTATTAGTAATTCCGGCTTGATTTAATAAAGACGAAGCCCAAAATCCATAAGCATTAGTTATAGTTCCGGCAGTAGGATTTTGAAAACCAGCGGCTACCGCAGCAAATTGTGTTACCGTATTATTTCCCGCACCGCCTGTCATATTAGTAGCAGGATAAGCCAAGATCCCATACATAGTGTTTGTAAGATTAACTGAATTCGTTAATGTTGGCGCGTAATACATGCCGTAAGAACCGGCAGTAACCGAACCTATGTTTCCTTCAACACGCATCAAACCGCCAGCGGCAGCAAGATCGCCATTTCCAATTGACAATCTTCCGCCGGTTATGTCGCCTGCTGTTGTATTAACAGGTGCTGACGCGCTTCCAGCTCTTAAATACGAACCAATTGTCACTCCACCGCTTGCCCCGTCAATTCGCATACGCTCAGAAGTGTTGCTTGTTGTGAAGATTATTGGTGCAGCGCCAACGGTCACAAAATTAAAACTTGCTGTAACAGATCCGGCTGCAACACCAGTTACAGTCGAATTAATATAAGCAGCATTTTGGGAGTTTCCTGCACTATCATTACCTGCAAACAAATACGATCCTAAATAATCACCAACTTGCACAGCACTACCTGCGCCACTTGCAGCTCTACCTTTTCTAGCGATGAAATAAGGACCAGAGCTATCAGCGGCTTGGTTAAACATGACAAACTGAGGAGTATAGCTTCCTGTATTTGATGCGGTAAAAGTGCTTATCGTTGCAGTTACGTTGCTGGCCCCATCCTCGTAAAGAAATCCACCTGCACTATTTACAGCAGAACCCAATCCCGACTGAACATTTGTGCCGAGTGCAGTAAGCCCTGTGCCACCATTGGCAATAGGCAAGGTAGATGTCCAAGAAGATACGCCGCCTGTTGTTGAAGTAAGAACAGCACCGTTAGCTGCGGGTGTGGCAACAGGAAGTGTTAATGTCCATGCTGCCGTTGAAGAAGCTGAAGAAGCAAGAGTGGTTGGAAACGCACCTGCATTTGTATTAGCGAGTGTTAATGTGCCTGCCGTTGTGCTTTGAACTCCGAGCGTAGGAGTTGCAGTTGCTGTGACAGTATTTGCAGTTCCAGATGCTAAGATCGTTCCTGCCGTTGTAGTCGCAGGAAATGTTGCAGTTGTCCAAGATGGAT